TATAACAATAGGTTAATTAGGAGGATAATAGATAGACTATGGCAACTTATAATGTAACAGGTGCTGGTGGAACTGCTGGACATCCGTCTAATGGTAGAACACCTTACTTAGTAGAAAACACAATCGACATTTCAGCTATTAATGGAGATTCAGGAGCAGCACAAAATGATGTGCTTCAAGTTCTTGACATTCCAGCTGAGACTATCGTTATGGAAGCAGGTGTTGAAGTGCTTACTGCACTATCAGCAAACGTAACTTTAGACTTAGGTATAACTGGCGGTGATGTTGACATCTTTGTTGATGGTGATACAAACGCAACTGGGTTCTCAGCAGCTACAGCTACAGCAAGACATGTAGCAGCAGCAGCAGACACTCTAGACTTGCTTGTATTATCTGCAGCATCAAGTGCTGGTAAAGTACGAGTTTATGCTGTAATGTGTGATATATCAGGTATAGACGAAACTGATAGAAACACAGCTACGCAACACGATACAGCAGTATAATACTGTATAATTTTAAGGGGGGTATTTATATCCCCCTTATTTAATACCCCTTATAACATTTAGGAGATATATGGCAACTTATAATTTAATAAAAAAAAGTAATGCAAGTACAGGTCAAAAAATAATACCTACTAAAGAGCAAATAAGGATTGGTAATTTAGAAAATAGAATTAACGATCAAGAACAAAAACTTGATAAAATATTAGAGTTATTACAAAATGGCAACAACTTATCTAACACTGACAAACAGAGTTCTTAGAGAACTTAACGAAACAGAATTAACTTCAAGTACGTTTGCCTCTAGCAGAGGAATACAAACTGCTATTAAGGATTTTGTAAATAAAAGTATTCATGACATCTATAATGAAGCAAGTGAAATACCTTTATTATATTCTAGAACTACACAGAATTTAACAACTGGAGATGGCGAGTATGATTTTCCAGCTGACTTTAGAAAGATAGATAGAGACTCATTTACTATAGGCCCAAGAGAATTAGTTACTAATGGTGAGTTTGCATCTAATATAAATAGTTGGACAACTGGAGATGGTTCACCATCACATACAACTAGTGGTAATGGTAGATTAAATTTAAATGATGCAGCAGCATATCAATCTGTTGAAACTATAGTAAATAAAGAATATAAATTACAAGTTAGAGTATTAAGTCCTAATAGTTCATCAAGTGCATTAATTGTTAGAGTTGGTACATCAGCAGGTGGTACTCAAAATTTAAATACTACAATAGGTGTAACTGATTTTGGACAAGGTGCTATATTAAATACTACGTTTACAGCTACAGCAAAATCTTCTTTTATATATGTAGAATCAGATGGTGTGCAATTAGATGTAGATTATATTAGATGTTCTAGAAGTGATGCTACTAGACAAAAAGTTTTATATATATCTTACGATGATTACTTACAAAATTACAAATCTATAGATGATAGAAATGATAGTGACGTGTATGGAACACCAGCTAAAGTTTATATACTTCCAAACTTTACAGCATTTGGTGTAACACCAATACCGAGTAGTGATGAAATGACATTGGCATATAACTACTACACTACACATACAGACTTATCTGCACATGGAGATAGTATGGCATTACCAGATAGATTTGGAGGTTTAATAACTGATAGATCAAAATATTATACATACATGCTAAGATCAGATCCACAGCATGCACAATTAGCAGATAGAGATTATCAAAGAAAATTAAGATTATTAAAAACAGACTACTCTACTAAAGCTGATTATATGAGATCAGATGTTAGAGTATATAATGTAATGTCGGATAGATAGTATGCCAACTACAGATTTAATATCACCATTTGTAGTTAGTTGTGCAGGGGGTTTAACACTTAATAAAGATGTGTTTTCAATGGCTCCTGGTGAAGCACTTATATTACAAAATTTTGAACCAGATATTAGAGGTGGTTATAGAAGAGTTGCAGGTACAGCATTATATAATACTAGTATAGTACCAGAAGGTTCTAGTAATACTAGTAAAGTAGTAGATTGTTCAATAGTATTTAATGGACAAATTATTGCTGCAAGAGGTGGAGATATACACAGAGGTACAACTAGTGGTAGTTGGACAAGTTTAACAACTGGTTTAGGTACATCAACTAGAGCATACGATTTTGAAAAATTTAATTTTGATGGTACAGATAAATTAATTATTGCAACAGGACACTCACCTGCACAAATTATTAATACAAGTTTTGCAGTTGATGTAGTAAATGCTACAGGTGGTGGAACAGCACCAAGTAATCCTAAATTTGTAAAAGCATTTCAAAACCATATGTTTTATGCTGGTGCAACTAATTCGCAAGAAGTTATATTTAGTGTACCATTTGCAGAAGATAATTTTACAACTGGTAGTGGGGCAGGATCATTTAAAGTTGACTCCGCTGTAGTTGGTATGAAAGTATTTAGAAATGAATTAATTATATTTTGTGAAGATAGAATATATAAATTAACAGGTACAACATCTAGTAATTTTGCAGTACAAGAAGTTACAAGAAATATTGGATGTAGAGATGGTGGTAGTATTCAAGAGATTGGTGGTGATGTTATATTTTTAGCACCAGATGGTCTTAGAACTATTGCAGGTACAGCTAGAATTGGTGACGTTGAACTAGGATCTATCTCTAGGCAAATACAATCTAGAATTGATGATATAGGATTAAATAGAGTATCATCATTAGTTATTAGAGATAAATCTCAATACAGATTATTTTATCCTACAACTAGTGGGCCACAAGGTTCAACAAAAGGAATTATAGGAGTATTAAAAAATAATCCTAATACAGGTAGTATTGGTTTTGAATATTCAGATATAATTGGTATTAAACCTGCATGTACAGATTCAGATTTTATAAGTAATGTTGAAACACAAGTATTTGGGGGATTTGATGGTTATATTTATAAAATGGAAACAGGTAATACATTTGCTAATGGGTCTACTAACTCTACAATATTAGCAGTGTTTAGATCACCAGATATGGTAATGGGTGATCCAGGTGTTAGAAAATATATGCAAAGAGTTAACTTAAATTACCAAGGAGAGGGTACAGCTGTGACAGCAGATCTAGCAATTAGATATGACTATGATGATCAGAATACTCCCCAACCAGAAAAAATATCAATAACATCAGGTGGAGGTGCAGCAGTTTATGGAGTGGCATTATATAATAATGCAACATATGATGCATCAGGTATACCCCTAATAAGACAATCAGTAGAAGGTTCAGGATTTGCAGTTGCACTAAAGATAGATGATCAAAGTAGTTCAGATGCATTTTCAATTAAAGGCTTTCAATTAGAATTTACCCCAGGAGGAAGAAGATAATGGCAGGCTATTCAGCACGACAAGCAACATACACATCAGGAGATACTATAACGGCTGCTCATTCTAATGATGAGTTTAACCAGTTATTAGCCGCATTTAATGCATCTACAGGTCATACACATGATGGCACTGCAGGTGATGGTGGCCCTGTAACTACTCTTAGAGATGCAGATGCTTTAAACAAAATACTTGTAGATACAAGTAATAATCATTTAGAATTTTATGTAGAAGTATCCTCAGCTGCTGTACAGCAGTTAAGAATACAAGATGGTGCTATAGTACCTATTACAGATAATGATATAGACTTAGGTACATCAAGTTTAGAATTTAAAGATTTATTTATAGATGGCACAGCTAATATTGATACCCTTAGTTTAGATGGTACAGCTATCACAGCTACAGGTGCAGAGATTAATTTAGTAGATGGTGGTGCTACAGTTGGAACTACAGCAGTAGCTGATGG